GCGATACTTAGGACTATGTGTATCACTACAAGAGTGGACGTGATGCCAGCATTACGCATAAAGAACTCATACTGCACTTTACGGGCGATAAACTTACCTCAGTGAAAGGCGATTATGAACTGAGCAAAGAATTTAGTACGCCGCTAGAACAAAGCAGCTTGCCAACAGGTAATAAAACTGAGCTAGTGCCACAAATTCCAGCACAGCGCGCCGATGAAAAGCCATTAGTTAAAGAAAATCAAGCTGAAGCGCAAGTTCAAAAACCAATTAAGTAATATCCTAAACTTTGCTTATGCTCTTCTCAGTCAATCAAATACAAAAAAGCGCCCAAGGGCGCTTTTTTATTGAGCTATGATGTCAATATTTAAGCTCGTCCACCCGTCACTTTATTCGCGCGGCCTTCATCTTTAGCTTTATCTGCTCGGCGACGACGCACATCCTTAGGATCAGCAATCAAAGGACGATAAATCTCAACCCTTTGCCCCGGTAAAATCACTTGGTCATGCTTAACCACATTACTAAACACACCGAGCTTAACCGTATCTAAATCGATCTCAGGAAAAAAGCTTACAATGTTACTTAAACGCACCACCTCAATCGCCGACGTGCCGGGATTCACATTCACCGAAATCACTTTTTGCTGTGTAGGCAAGGCATAAACCACATCAACTACAAACTTATCTGTCTCATTTGTCACTGTAAATCACCTTAGCGCGACTCGTAAATGCCGTCACCATTGATACCATAAGATCATTAAACACTTTACCAAAGGCCATATCGGCTAACGAACTTGAAAACTCAAAACTCAGCTCGAATTCTACCTTGCAGGCCTCTTCAGTCAGCTCAGTAAAACGCCACTGCCCCAATAAATGCTTAAAGGGCCCATTTTCCAATGTTAAATCAATACTCTTACCAGGAACCACTTGGTTGCGAGTCGTAAATGTCTTACGGATCCCCGCTTTACTCACATCAACAGATGCCAGCATAGTCTTGCCATCAAATTCTAAGACTTTTCCACCCACACAACCGGGTAAAAATTCCTTATACGACTCGACATCATTCACTAAGTCATACATTTGCATCGCACTAAAACGGACTAACACACTTCGAGAAATTTGCGGCATAGGACTTAGTACTCTTCACTAACGTATTCACAGCAACCTAAGCAAACTCAAACGCACGAAAATAACGCACGTGCAATAAACAACTTAGGCCAGCAATCAAAATTTGCACGGATTTTATCACGATACGTAAAAAACGCACCCCTTGTGCACTTAGGCTGATACTCAACACTCTAATCACGTTCAAAAAACCAGCAATAACACGATAGAGGCTTGAAATTAACTAAATAAACCCTTATATCAATACCAAATTGATTCACCGTGCGTATAATGGCGCCACTATGGTAAAGAAAAATTCAAGCAAAGCCGCGCCTGCGACTATCGCACGTAATAAGCGCGCAACCTTCGAATACCGTTTCGAAGAGAAAATGGAAGCCGGCCTATCCCTCATGGGATGGGAAGTTAAATCTATCCGTATGGGTAAAGTCAACTTGTCCGACTGTTACGTATTCCTGAAAAATGGCGAAGCCTTTATGCATGGCTGCACCATTATTCCCTTGAATACGGCATCGACACACGTTGTCTGCGATCCTCTACGTTTGAAAAAACTGCTACTCAGCCGTAAAGAGCTAGATAAACTAGCGGGCTTAGTTGAGCGCCAAGGCTACTCTATTATTCCTATATCAATGTACTGGCGTAAAGGTGCATGGGTAAAAGTGGAAATTGGCCTAGGTAAAGGTAAGAAAGATCACGATAAGCGCGAAGATACTAAAGCGCGTGAATGGGAAGTTGAAAAAGCCCGCGTGATGAAAAAAGAAAAAACGCACGGATAATGAACAAACGATTGAACTTGAAGCAAATGATGCTAGGTGATCATAGTGCTACGGGTTACAATCAAATTCTTGGGGGCGATTCTGGATTCGACAGGATTCACGAAACCCTGGGAGCATGCCGAGGGGCGGTTGGCCTCGTAAAAAGCCGCACAGTTATAGTTGCAAACGACGATAACTACGCTCTAGCAGCTTAGGCTAGCTAGCCATCTGACACAGGTCTCTCAAATGGGCGGTGTATACAGATGGTCATCTTACATTTGATAGCGAGGGAACTCCGTCCGGGGGTGAACCGCGAAATAGTACCGGACTCGCCCGATGAAATCCTGTCTTTCGGAGTTTATTCGGGTTAATTAAAAGAGAGACTAAGCATGTAGTGCCTTGGATGTAGGTGTTCTGGACGCGGGTTCAAGTCCCGCCGCCTCCACCAATTAAAACAAGGGCTTAGCAGAAATGCTAAGCCCTTTTTCTTTTCAGTGGCGACAAAATGGCGACAGCGAAAACCTAGGCTTACTGTTTTATCTCCTTTTCCCTCTGATAATTTCACCCTCTTAAATTATCAAAAATCATTTCAGTTTTTGATCGTCTTAAGTTGTTGATTATTCTTGCTTAGATCTTTTTCTATATTTTCCACTTATTCAGAAAAACCCCACGAAATCCACATAAACCCCTATTAAATCAATACTTAAATATTTTCACCAATCCCCAAAGTCGCTGAATGGAACTGTAAAACAGTGAAATAAACCGCGATCATTTCAGATCTTTGATCCTTTAAAACCCCTAGGAATGGCGCTGGCTGCGCCTATGAACTGCAATAAACTAAAACTGAAAAAAAATTAACATACAAAGCGCGCAGGAGGGTGAGGAAGAGTGCGGATTTCGTGTCGTGGTTTCTCTGTCTCGCTGGTTTTCGTGGCGCAAATGGTCGGTGCGGGTGTTTGTCTGGCGATGATGTGATGACGTGTCCAACATAGTCGGCGGCGTCTTTACTCGATATAGATGCGGGTGACTTTGCTGCAGCGAACAAAAAGCCCAGCGCTTTGGCTGGGCTTATGCGTGGAGCTTATGCGTTAACTTACTTTGTATGTGCCTGCGCTGCTGCCTGCTGTGACGTTAACATCAGCGTTGGCGGTGATTTCATCTATCACGGCTTTAGCAATGGCGGCGGCCATCTTGCCTGCGAATGCGTGATCACCTTCGGTGATAAAGCCTTTTGCTTGTAGTTCGCTGATGATTTTTGCTTCTAATGATCCGCTGCTAAGCGCCATTGCCTTTCCCCTTATTTGCCTGCGCTAACTGTGGATGATCCGTCGCCGTGTGGTGCGCCCGTAAAGTGGCAGATATGGGCACAGGTGACGACGGCCGCACCGCCGTTTAGTTTGATGGTGTCGGCATCTTCGGTAATGTTCTTCGCTGTGATGCTCAAGTCCTTAGTGATAGTCATGGTCATTTGGCCCATGACTTCTGTTATCTGGTCTTCTAACACTTTGATGCGCTGATTAAGACATTCAATAGTGCTGTCTTTATCGGTCACGCTAAAGAAGTTGCCCGCGTCATCTATGTGCTGATAAACGCCCTCGCGGGTTTGAGTGCGAGACTCACCCGCTTTGATGGCTGGAAGATCCCAGCCGAACGGCAACACACAACGGATGAAGGGTTTATCTGGTCTGCCGTATGCAAAGGCGATTTCGACGATGGAACCAATAGCCGGTGGTTCGAGTCGGCCTGCTTTATCGCCTGCGCCATTGAGTGGCAATGGTACGGCTTGCAATACTTTCGATTTGGTAGCGGTGCCGTGTTCGTCTAGCAGCTGCACGTCAACGGCATAGCGTGGGTAAAACGCATCGCTACCGCGTTCGCCGTCTTCGGCTGGCAACTCTGGCAAGGCAACTACTTTAGCCCAGCGCGGTAAATGCAATTGCGCGCTGAGTTCGGGGAATAATCGCAACACGATTTTTTTGATGATTTGTTCCATGTTTACCAGCTTATCGTCATGTTAGTGCCCTTAAATTCGACCTTGGCAATACGTGCACCGTTGGCGGTGACGTTAGGGCGCAGTTTTGGCACGGCTGGAATGGTGGCGGTTTTACCCGCTTGTTGGTCTGTCATTAGGCTTTGTGGGATGGTGATGTCTTTACCTGCCCAAAACGAATCTTGATAACTGCCTAAATAGATTTTGCCATTGCCCTGCTGTTGCCAGATAAAATCTGGCACCTTGTAAGTGCGGCCAAGGTTATCGAGCATGGCATAGCCTGAGGTATCACCATAAAAACAAGGGATGGCGGTATCTGCGTAAGGCTTATCTGGTAATACAAATTCAAGGCCCACTTGGGCTTTGATTTCGTCGCATACGTTGCGTAAGGTTGGGTGGCGTAACGTCACGCTTAAGTTGTTCGCTAATGCTGACGATAACTCACGACAAAACACGGTATACAAGCCGTTAGCGGCTGGCATGATGCGCTCGATATAGCCATAAAATACCCGTTCAATCATTTCACCCCAGCCCATTTCAAACGCGACAGGGGTAAAGCGTTCGGCGGATTTGTCGACGGTTAACTGACAAGTACCTGGTGATGATGCTTGCAACACTAGCCAGTGCTCGCTTACTGCGACCTTCTGGCTGCCGAGATAAGCGCGGGTGATAAATTTCGCGTTAGGCTCGGCCATTATGCTAACCCGTTATCGACTTTTTTGAGGAAGCCCATTAAGCCAGTGAGTTCAACTTCGGTCGCTGGCGGTGCGGTTTCGTCGGCTAATACTGTGCCTTGGCCTGTGCTGCCCTGTTGCGCTGCG